CCTACATTATCTCCTGAATTTGTAAAATGTTTTACAGATAATGGATTTGATTGGGGTGGAGTCTGGTCTAAGCCAGATGGTATGCATTTTCAATTAAGTAAAATATAATTCGTATCACTAAACGTATTAGTGTATTAGTTACCAAACGTAAAAGGCAAAAATGGCTGAACAATTTGATGATTTTGATGAAGATGAAGTTTTAGATCGTGGCGATGACTTCGAATCTGAAGACGAAGAAGAAAACGAAGAAGATGAAGAAACAGACGAGGAATCTGATGAAGAAGAAGACGAGGAAGAGGTATCTGGAGAGGATTCTGAAGAAGATGGAGAAGACGAAGAACCCCGAAGAGAACAAAGAGTACCAATCTCGCGATTAAATGAAGTTATTGCTCAGAGAGAATCTGAACGTGAACGTACTAAATGGTTAGAAGAACAGTTAGCACGTTTAATCGAAAAAGATACTCGTGCACAGGCAGCAGCAAAAGAAGCTGAACCTTCGTTTGATTTTGATCAAGCAGAAGAAAGTTATGCAACCTTTCTTATTGAAGGTGATATAGCTAAGGCAGCGGCTCTTCGTAAGACTATTGATAAAGAGCGACAAAAAGAAACTACTAGACTTATTAAAGAAGTCAGAGATTCTGTAGAAAAAGATGTTAAAACTAAATCAAGTCAAGTATCAGAAGAAATCGAATTTAAGACTCTTGTAGCTAATTTCGAAAATAAATATAAGTTCTTGAATGCTAAGAATTCAGCATTTAATGAGGAAGCGGTGGACACCGTGAACACATTGATGGCTGGCTTTGTAGCTGCAGGGAAGAGTAAAGGAGAAGCATTAACACTTGCTGTTAAGAAAGCAGCTCCTCTCTATGCTAAAGAAGTTCCTTCTGTCTCTAAACAGAGAAAGGTGGAAGCAGGTAAGAAAGCAGCTAAGGCAGCTAACGCTCAACCTGGAAAAACAACTAGCTCAGGTAAAACAACTATTGATGCTACTAAACTAAGTGCATCAAAGTTGAGTGATCGTGATTTAGATAAATTAACTCTTAAAGAATTAAAAATGTTAAGAGGTGATTAATTATCGTGAAAGCGATGAGCGGTTGTAGGTGATCGCTATAGTGAAATACCACCTTCCAAATTTTCGTTTGTGTGAACGTAAGAACACCGGCAAGGACTCCGTATTGTCTAACTTAACTATTAATTATAAATCTTAAAAAGGAAAACAAAACATGGCATTGACGAATTTCGCTGCTTTGACTGCAGATCAGAAATTAGTATGGTCTAAACTCTTGTGGAAGCAAGCTCGTGATATGACCTTTATTAATAAGTTTGTAGGCGGTCCGGAAGCTGTTATCCAGCGTATTACTGAACTGACTAAAACTGAAAAAGGTGAACAGGTTATCATGCATCTGTTGGCTGATTTGGTTGAAGACGGTGTTGTTGGTGATAACCAACGTGAAGGCTTTGAAGAAGAAATGAAATCTTACAATGATAAGATTACCATTGATTTGATTTCTCATGGTCTGCGTCAAAAAGGTAAACTGGCTGAACAAAAAACTGTAATTGCATTCCGTGAAAATGCTCGTGATCGATTGGCATACTGGCTTGCAAACCGTATGGATCAGTTGGCGTTCTTGACATTGTCTGGTGTTGCTTATACTAAGAATAACGACGGTTCTACTCGTACTTCTGGTGCGTTTAATAACTTGGCATTTGCTACTGATGTCTCTGCTCCTACCTCCAAACGTCATCGTAGATGGGATGCAACCTCTGGCTTGATTGCTGGTGATACCACTGCTGTTGCTGCTGACGACGTATTGACTTATAAGGCAATGGTTGATATTAATACCTATGCTAAAACTCATTATATTAAACCATTGATTTCTGGTGGTAAAGAGTATTATGTAGTCTTCCTACGTCCAGAAGGCTTGGCTCAATTGAAGAAAGATGCCGACTACCAACGTGCAGTTGTAACTGGTGCAGATCGTGGTAAAGAGAATCCATTCTTCACTGGCGGTATTACTACTGTTGATGGTCTGGTATTCCATGAACACCGTCTGGTCTACAATACTTTGGGTGCTACCTCTGGTGTTGATAAATGGGGTGCTGGTAGCAATATCGATGGTTCTCGTTTGTTGGTTTGTGGTGCTCAAGCACTGGGCTTTGCAGATCTGGGTGCTCCAGAATGGTCAGAAAAATGGTTTGAATACGATTCTTCTCCTGGTATTAACGTAGATAAGATGTTTGGTTTCTTGAAACCTAAATTCTATAGCATCTACGATAAGTCTATAGAAGATTTCGGTGTTCTGGCTGTAGATCACGCTATCTAAATTGAACTTATAGACAACCTATTTGTCTAAACCCGTAACACGGCCCCTCTCACTCTTCAGGGAGTGCTGAGGGGTTTTTTAATATCTAGGAGACTAAAATGCCTAAAATGATGGTTGCTGGAAAGAAAGTTGAAAAGAAGATGCCGCCTAAATCTGCACCTGCTTTCATGAAAAAGAATATGGCTAAATCAGCTAAAAAAGGTAAATGTTAAGAACCTATTGATGGTTCGATGGGAGAAAGGACATTGATGATGAGTCCTTTCTTTTCTTTTAACATCATCACATAGGAGAAAAATATGGCTATTACAAAAGATTCCGGTCGTCAAGAAGTTATTGCAGCTCGTGTAGTTGTTACCTTGGGTACTGGTAATGATGTTGCTGTTCAAGGTACTTTTGGAGCTATCGATGTTCCCGAAGGTGCGATTGTAGTTGGTGGTTTCTTGAATGTAAGTGATGCAACCACGGCTACCGTTGATTTTAATATCGGAGATGGTGGAAGTTCTACTCGTTACGCATCTGCTGTTGATGGTGCTTCAGTTGCTTTGACTGCATTGACTTTGACTGGTTATAAATATACTGCTGCTGATACTATTGACTTAACGGTTACCGTTGCTGATCCTGCTGCTGCTGGACAACTTGAATTGGTTGTTTTGTATGTTGTCGATGGTCGTGCTGCCTTCACACAAGGTTAAGGATAAGTCATGGCGATTACTAAAAAATCAGATCGACAAGAAGTAATCAGTGCAGTCAAGAACTTTACGTATGATGAACTGCCTACTTTGGTAGGTGCAGCAGCAGCTACAACTAGTGAGATGCTTGATCTACCAGAAAAGGCAATTATCACTGGTGGTTCGCTTACCATTACTACTGCGTTCAATACTGAAGGTGTGCGAGCAACTGGTGTACTTACTTCCTCTGCAGCTCCTGCTGATACTAATACAGTTACCATTGGTACTACAGTCTATACATTTAAAACTGCATTGTCTGCTGGTCCAACGGTAGCCTATGAAGTTTTGATTGGTGCTAGTGAGGCAACTTCCCTTGATAACTTAGCTGCTGCCATTAATGGTGGTGCTGGTATTGGTACTACTTACTCTACAGGCACTGCAGCTCATCCAGATGTAACTGCAGTTTCTAACGGTGTACATACGGTTACTGTAACTGCTAAAGTTGGTGGTACGGCTGGCAATTCGATTGCTACTACTGAAACTCATGCCAATGCAACTTGGGGTGCAGCTACGTTGACAGGTGGACTTGCTGGTGCTGATACCATCGCAGTTAAGATTGGAAGTGAAACTTACAAAACTGCTGCTGATGTAACGACTACAGGCACTTTTGCTCTTACACCTACTGGTACTAAACTTTCTGCAGCAGATACGGTAGACTTTCTACATGATGTTGCAGATACATCCATTACCACAGCAAGCGCTGGAGCTGGCTACTTGATCGTTAACTATATTGTTGACGGTAGAGCAGCTTTCTCAGAAGGTTAACAAACGACCCTATAGTTTCTACATTCCTCTAAGGAGTTTAGAGGCTATAGGGTTTTTTCATTTGTACTAAATAAAAATATGAAAAAATTTAAAAGTTTAAAAGGCCCACTATATATCTCATCTACTGCTGGTCATGCTGCATGGCTTGATGATAAAGAATTTAAATGGATACCTGAACATTTGTGGGGTGAAGCATATAGGTATGGAGCTATCTCCGATGATATGATTCTTCCAGAACAAAAGGTAGCCACCTATATTGAAGAAAAGAAAGCTGAACAGGAAGCTGAAGAAATTGCTGATCGTGAAGAGATGAAGAACATTCTTCGTGAACTCTATAAAAATCCACAAGGTAATGTAGATAAACAAGGTAATATTAAATATCAATCTGCAGTTAAAGCTTTAAAGAAAGTAGTTAAGAAAGATATACTGGATTCAATTTGGAAAGAATTAGCAGAGGAATCTGAATAATATGGCTTATACAATATTAGATCTAGTCACTCACCTTAGACGAAATATCTTACATGATACCGGAGGTCAGGGAGTTGATTGGGCTGCTATCTCAGACAGCGATTATGACACCATACAACTTCGATGGAGTAATGAAGAACTAGTTTCTAATATTAACGAAGCCATTAGAAAAGCTAGTCGCTCTATCAATCCAATTAAAGATATTGTTAAATTAAATTTAAGACCAACTAAAAATCTTTATACTCTTGATCCCTCCATCAAGAAAGTTATTTCTGTAAGACGAAGTGATGGACGATCTATAGAAGAAAAAAGTTTAGATGATTATTTTGAAATAGATGATTTTGATACTGCTGAAGGAGATGTGGAAGCTTATATCTGTGATGACACTTCCTCTTTCAGAATTTATAAAACTCCAAGTACAGCAGACTACCTTAACTTGAAGGTATATCGTCTTCCTAAAAATGATTATACTTGGTCTGATCAAAATGAAGAGCTAGAAGTACCGGACGACTACTGTTTCCCTTTATTGAATTATGCAGTGCATCTAGCCTACTTAAAAGATGAAGCAAATACCTTCGATCCACAAAAGGCTTCTGGCTTCCTTACTCTATTCCTTCAAGATTTTCCAAATACTTCCGTCTATTCTTCGTTACGTAAACAAAGAACATCTAATAGACCAGTTAAGTATGGAGGTTTGTAATGGCCTCGCATCCTAGAACAGTTCCTATAGATGCTTTTAAAGGTCTAAATAATATTCTTAGACCTGAAAATACTCCAACTCAATATCTTAAGAAAGCAGAAAATATCAATATAGATAATGCTGGAAAGATACATAAACGAAAAGGATATACAAAGGTAATTAATGGGAATTGGACTTCCCTCTGGGCTAGTGAGAATGGGAATGGATGTTATGGTGTGCTAGATGGAAATTTAGTTCAAGTAAACACAGATTATTCAACTACTCTCTTACGAAGTAATGTTGGATCATATAAACTTGATTTTGAGGAGATAGATGATAAAGTCTATTATATCTCTCCTTTAGTTAAAGGAGTTATTCAATATGGCACAAATCGTTCTTGGGGTGTTACTAGCAATACCCTTGCTCCTACTCTTACTGCAGGTACAGGAACCTTACATGAAGGAACATATCAAGTATCTTTTACATACGTGTCCTCATCGGGCTTGGAAGGTGGAACTTCTATATCTTCTAGCATCACTGTTGGAAATGGGAGCAGTATTTCTTTTGCTATCCCTGCTATCTCAGACCCTGAGATTATAGGGGTACGGGTTTACTGTTCCACTGCTAATGGAATAGAATTATATTATCATGGATTTAGTTTAGGTGGGCTTACTTATACAATAAGTTCGATCTCTTCTTCCATTAATATTCTAAGATTCTTTAATCTAGCAGAACCTCCTCTTGGTCAATCTGTTAATTTCTATAAAGGAAGATTGTTTATAGCTCAAGATAATGTACTATGGTATAGTGAACCTTATCAATATGAACATTTTAATCTAGCTAAATCTTTTATTGAATATCCAGAAAGAATAAAGGAAGTAATGCCTGTAGAAGATGGCATATGGATAGGAAGTGATAAACTCTATTACATAACTGGTTCCAAACCAGATGAGTTTAGAAGCGATGCCAAGGAGCATATTAAGATTGTAGAGGGAACTGCACAGAAAATCAGTGGATCTTATCTTTTCATGGAGAATACACCAATTGGATATAAATATTTGGCCACTTTTGATATTGGTATCTTTGTATTATTTAATAATGGTTTGGTAATTAACTTAACCTCTAAACAAGTATCTTTAGAAAGAGCGGATAGCGGTTCTTCGATCTTCTTACAAGATGAAGGGATGAATCAATATCTGTCTATTTTAAAAACAAATGAAAACCCAAATAATTCAGTTATTGGGGATTTTGTAGAAGCAACTATTGTCAGAAATGGCGTAATTATAACTTAGGAAATATAAATAAATGAATAACGAACAAACTAAAATCGGCGGATATTTCACCTTCGAACATATTCGTGATGGCAAGGTTATTGATAAATGGGATGAAAAGAATATCGTAGTTGACGAAGGTTTGAATTACATTCTGGACACTGCTTTGTCTGGTGCTTCTGCAAACACTACTCACTATGTTGGTCTCTTCAAAAATAACTATACGCCAATCTCTACTAATGTCATGGCAACCTTTCCAGGTGCAGGTGTAGCTAATGAAGCTAATACTGAGTATAACGAAGCTAATAGACCTACTTGGACTGAAGCTGGTGTATCTGCCAAGACTATTACCAATTCAGCAAGTCCTGCTGTTTTTACCTTTAATGGTAGTGTAACAATCTATGGTGCTTTCCTTTCATCTAGTTCAGTAAAAGCTGGTACTTCTGGAGTCTTGGTATCTGCTAGCAAATTTGCAGCAGCTCGCTCTATGCTTGCAGCAGACCAATTGAATATTACTTACACTTTATCTGCATCGTCTACCTAATTATGAATTTTATTCCTCCCTCTTTTGACTTTAAAGGTGATCGAAAGACAGCTATATCTTTAAAAGGTCCAGCACTCTCCTTCTATAATCATGTATCACGACAAGCAGAGAGGGAGGGATTACCTTTTATAAAAAGGTCTCAAGCATTACCAGATGGTAGTATTATTTCGATCTTTTCTAAAAAAGAAAGTAGCTATAATAATCGAGTAGGAAAGATAACTATAGTTTCTCCTTATACTGCTGTTTCCACTATACCAACTTCAGGAAGTTCTGTTTATATCACTATAGGATCTACAATAACTTCTACCCCAACTTCAGCTATTTTCAGTTTTGCTTCAGTAAACCCTATAACACTAAGCACTATAGATACAACTGGTGTATTTAAAAATAGATTTAATCAACCGTATATAAGTCTAACTCCAGTCATCTTCAATGCACCTGAATATACAGATCCATCTGCAGGATTACCACCAGTAAATCGCATCTGTAATTCTATTCAGTATACAAGTACTGGAGAACCTATAGTATATACAGGTCTTCTAAATCCACAAATTGTTCCTACACTTGTTAGGGGAACTTCTCAAGTATCTTATAGGAATATAAGATATGTAGGTTCAGATTCAAAAGATATTGTTGTATTTGATGTATTTGCAGATGATACCAAGTTATATGTATTAACTGGTAATAACGATGAACATGATCGTTATGGAAAATTAAATTGTTTTATTATTGATACCACTAAAGGTAGAATAGGTGTTAACAACAGATATACAGATGTTGGCTACTACCTCTTTACACTAACTCCTTTTGCTGACCGCTATACACTTAACTATACAGCAGATGGAGGTTACCAAACTAGCGATTATACTAATACTTCTCCCTCTTATAATTCAAGAATTATAGATGCTAAGTTTTCTCCTGAATTTCTTAATAATGGAGAGATTACAATTCTTTGTAAATCTAAAAAGGTATGGTATGAAAATGCTCATATTGTATATGAATTCACATTAAATATAGTCAAGGATGTTGATAGGGGTGATCCTGTAATCGATTATTTATTTCCAGATAATGTAGTTAAAACAGAACACACTGCGGA